ATTAAATATTCACACATACATACATACATACATCATACATCATATATCATACCACCCAACCCATACTACTACCACATGAAATTCTGTGTCCCGTTTTTATGTTCTTCAAGGCGCATGAAATACACCACTACTATTGTACATGCGATGACAATCGGTGCAATGTATAGCATAACCCTTGATTGTAGCGACCTTGAACCTGATTCCCCAATTATACGCAATTTCAGTAAACACGCATCTTCATTCTCACCTCATACAATTAATAGTGCAACACTTATCAAAGCAGTAATTGATGTACATATCAAACCACAAAATAATGTGTACAGTAAAAAATTCGATTGTGTTCTTGACCAACGAAATATTACCTATACATTCGAATTACCGCACAAAAATGCGATCATCGAAATACATCAATCCACTATCTCAAACACATCCGAATTACGTTATACTTTTGGTCCATACACCGCTATTATCGAACAAAAACTTCCATTCAACCAAAGCATCGTAATCGATGAACCCATGACTATTTTTTTACAGGAACATGCACTAGTTAATCCACAAGAACATGCATGGACACGACCATTATTAATGCGCACAATTACCACGTATCTGAATAATAAACGCAGTAGTGATACTTCTGAATATACATACGATAAACCCATTTTTGATTTATTCGGGTTAACCGAAGATGATATTCTACCTCGTCATCGCGTAATCACCCATGTAAATAAACATGTTCAGTCCATTGAACAACTCGACTAATGAAAAAATATAAATATGTTTTTACGATTCTTATATTTTTTTTTACTTTTAATTTCCATTTTTATTTTCCACTTTTTACGGACAATATCACATACATACATACATACATACATATATTATCTATCCAGTACAGAATAGTCGGTTCATATTAATCGCTTCACGATTCTCTTCTGGAACTCGGAACAACTTCTCTATCATATCATTACTACGATATCTTACTGTATATGATTGCTGAATCTGATTACGCCCAATACGCCCCATCATTTGTACAAGTTTCTGTTGTGTCATATGCTGCAAATCTTTTCCAATAAATCCATGACAGAATTGATAATTGGTTCCATAAATATAATCCGTAGATGTCAATATCAAATACAACTTTTGCTCTTGTGCCAATCGTTTTACGATTTCTTCATATTCCGGATGTTCTACATGTTGTATAAGAACACCAATACCCATCAATACCAGCATCTTATACGACTGCTCTATATCTAGGTTCATTATCTGTTCCACCGTCTTTGCATCCAAATTCGACGCACATGCATTATTATTTACAGTATTATCTGGTGTCCATTTCTCTTGGTGTATTTGTGTATTCGGAACGAATTCCGGATGTAACGTTATTCTACGTAATTGTGAGCGTAATTGCATCAAATTCGCATCTATCGAATCTGCGATTTCATCTTTTACTGTATCTTTTTCTTTCAACTTTTTCTTACCAGAGGTCTTACTACCAACACCGGATTCACTCGCCTGCTTATCAACATTATCTTTTACATCCATACGTTTCTCCAAATCTTCTTCTAATTTCGTAATTGAATTATGAATATCTGCATTATACTCAATACTTTCCAATATATACTTCAATAACCTATCTGGTATGCTACTTTGATGCACATACAAGTTCGCCACATTCAGTACATTATCCGCAAAATATATTGTCGGTCCATCCGTAAGAGTATATGCATCATTCGTAGTCAATCTCACTCCACGCAATATATCATCTACTGTCATCTCCTTTTTTACATCGGATGCACTTGCATTTCTACGTAAAGAATCACTTCCATCACTCGATGTTATATTCGCATGAACGCTCTGTGTTCTACGTAATACATCTCCTGGACCACTTCCAGTTTTCACCCGCATACTTTCAAATTTCGGTTTCAACTGAATATTCGCGATTTTCTGTATTGCCGGTAAATAATGATAATCCATATTCTGTAAAAGTACCAAATAATATCTTTTTACTGATATCATGGTAACATCCGATATTTCATCAAAATAATTCTCCAATAAATAACGCGCATCAACTACCACACGTGTCTTTTCATATTTCTCCTGTAAATAATGAACCGCCTTTATGAAAATCATTATATGCTCCAAATCCAAATAGCGGAGCATTGTCGCATTCTCTGTACAATATTCTACTGCACGCATTAATTCTGTCGGTTCTGTATAATGCACATGTGGCAAGAATGCACGCCCATCCCCCATCAAAATCGGAATCGTTTTCGCGTAATCGTCACTCTTTATTGTCTGTACAAGAACATCCGCGTCCTCGAATTTCGAACGGAAATCCACAATCAAATCCGGAATTTCATCTTCTTTTGGCAATGTCGCACAGGATAATATCATATTTGGTATTTGATTTCCAGCCCAATTTTTTTGTATTTGTGCATGTAATGCATGCTCCTCATAATCCAATGTCATCGTCGGCTCATCCCAATACGTAATGATATCCGCCGCACTATTAAACGCCATCATATAATACATTGCACATAAATATGATTGTATGTCACATATCATGATTTCCACGCATGAACCATTACTGTTATCCACTTTTGCAATTCTTCCTGTGCGACGATTTACTTCATAATCTGCCGCCGCAAAATAATGTAACCGGATATCTGCTGCCGTCTCACATCCAAATGCAAATGCCACACGTTTTCCTACAGAAATTGATGATTTTGCTAATGCCAATCCTATATGTCGACCCACACATACAAATAGTACTCGTGACCCTTCACTTAATCCAATTGGACTCAATGTCTTACCAGTACCAGTTGGCGCGATATACATTAACAGTTTTGGTCGGTCATGCTCCTGATTGCATATGCTGTACAAATCCCGCTGATGCTTGAATAATTCGATATTTTTGTATTTTGTCAAATATGGGTTCTTTTCCAGTATATCCGATATGTCAGATACGACATCTTCTACCTTTGTTTCGTTTTTCCCACGCTGTATGGTGATATACACATATTGCATCACATATTGATTCGTTTTTTCTATTGTTGTACAGCATAACTTGTAACAATGCATCAGTGAATATAATGCGAATGGTGTGTCATCCGAATCACGTCGAATTCCTCGATTCACCTTTCTGCACAAATCCAGTAATACAAATTCGAATATTTTCTCTCGATTCGTCAGTACAGTCGCATCTACATTCTGCATACGGATTGTATCCGCAGATTTTAATTTTTTAATTTTCATACTTTGATTCAAGAATTCTTGGAATTCTGGACAATTCTTACAATATTTTGCAACAACTTCTTTGATTTCACTTTGGAAATACTTTGTAAACATGTACCATTCAATTTCTGGACGCATTTCCATCTTGGTGAATCTTTGCAAATTCTCGGTATGATTCTGTACAAGATTCGGATTATGATATCCTTGTCGGATTATCTCCAATATTTTCTTTTCAGAATCATCTACCGGGATTTCCATTGCATCCCATTCACTCTTTGATAGTTTTGCTTGCATCATAATGGAATTCATATTTGACTTGTTGTTGCTTATTATGTTCAAGTGTTGAATACCCTGTTTGTTACAGTTAGTTGGTATTGGTATTGGTATTGGTATTGGTATTGGTTGTATTGTGTGTTCTATAGTGATTCAAGAAATAAACTGATATAGATATACTTGTACAGCTTACTTGTAAATCAATTTTTGGGACTATTCCATTCATACTTCTATATCACCTCCCATACTTCACATCCACTATAATACTGTACATATTACACTCATGAATTTCTTCAATTCTGCCACTGGTAATCTATTTTCCCCATATTCCAATACATCTTATTCCAGTAATAATACATCTATTCTCTCATATCAACCATCCGATACATACGCCAATTTTGAAAATGTTCAACATGCTATCAACCATCCACATGAATTTTTACTGGTAAACACATTGAGCATCGAAACCCAACGTTGTCTCATACAGAACACAATACCTGCAAATGACGAAGAACATATTATTAACGAAATGCTACATACTCTACATCTCCCAGACAAGAAAATTATTGTGTACGGTAAATATGCAAATGACCCAACTGTAGAACGAAAACATCAACAATTATCTGGCATGGGGGTTGAACATGTATATATCTATTCCGGTGGCATGTTTGAATGGATGTTATTACAGGACATATATGGTACGGAAGATTTCCCAACCACTAGCCAAGAACGCGATTTACTATTTTTTCGTGGACCCGGAATTCGCCATTGATTCTATATTTTTTACTATGATATGCGCAGTAAAAAATATTTATTTACGTGATATCGAGACAACCCACTTTCCCTTCCAAAAAATGGAAAAATGGAATCCATATAAAAATATCCATTATATATTATTTAGACATAATCATGCTCGTTGCTCCTTCACACTTACCGTCTTCATTAAATACTACATCCAGTACAGAAACCGCACTGACCACAGCGAATTCCACCGAAATCGCCCCTTCCGAACCCCTTTTAGAAGAATCTGCCGACCGTTATGTTATGTTCCCTATACAGGATGATAATATTTGGAAAATGTACAAAAAACAGGTCGATTGTTTCTGGAGAGCCGAAGAAGTGGATTTATCGAAAGATTTAGCGGATTGGAAACAACTGTCCGAAGATGAACAATACTTTATTTCCATGGTATTAGCATTCTTCGCGGCAAGTGACGGAATTGTACTGGAAAATCTAGGTGTACGTTTCATGTCAGATGTACAGTTGTCGGAAGCACGAGCATTTTATGGATTCCAGATTGCAATGGAAAACATTCATTCAGAAATGTACAGTATACTAATTGATACCTTTATTCAAGATGCAACCCACCGAGACAAATTGTTCAAAGCCATGTACAATTTCCCCTGTATCGCGAAAAAAGGTATCTGGGCTCAACAGTGGATCAATGATACCACGAGCTCATTTGCAGAACGCCTTTGTGCTTTTGCCTGCGTAGAAGGCATTTTCTTCTCATCTGCCTTCGCATCTATTTACTGGATTAAAAAACGCGGTCTTATGCCTGGTCTTACTTTATCCAATGAATTCATTTCACGCGACGAAGCACTTCATACCGAATTTGCCATTCTTTTGTACAGTAAACTAAACAATAAATTATTACCTTCACGTGTACAACAAATCATCAAAGAATCCGTCGAAATTGAAAAAGAATTCATTACCGTTTCTCTTCCATGCCGATTAATTGGTATGAACGCCAAATTGATGTGCCAATATATCGAATTTGTCGCTGACCGCCTATCTTTACAGTTCGGTTGTGATAAAATATACAATGCATCCAATCCATTCGAATTCATGGAACTCTTGAGTATTGACAGTAAAGTGAACTTCTTCGAGAGAACCAATTCTGCCTATGCACTCGCCAATAAAGAAGTCACCGGAGATGTATTCGACTTTTCCGAAGATTTTTAAACCCTCGACGATTTAAAATGGAACATTTTTACTTTCTAATCCTAACACTAACCCTTGAACTTTTTATTACATATACATATACAAATCTATACATACACAACATATACACAACATACACACACAATCATCATAATATGTACTCTCCATTCTTATTTTTCCTTTTCTTCATGCGACCTTTCTCTCATATCATACAAAACAAACAACAACAACAACCATGCTTCCATTCCCCAACATTTATTCACATGCTAAAAAACCCAAATCATAATTCTGTAGAAAATATGGATATATTTGACCAATTTGAAAAATATTCGATTGAAAAAAACACATTCTTACAACGTGCATACTTGAATCTTATTATCAAACAAATAAATAATCAATCCAACATAAGTACTAATGAAATCCACCAAATCTTATAATCATACATAAAGCAATTACATACAAATCATATTTACTATTATACCAATACCACATGCAACTGAATATTGGCATAATCGGAAGTGGTGGCAGAGAACATGCCCTTTGCAAATCTCTCGCCCTTTCCCCACAATTACAACATATGTATTGCTTCCCTGGAAATGCAGGTACTGCACAAATCGCAACAAACGTAAACATACACATCAACCATCCGAATAGTTTCATCTCTCTCAAACAATACTGTACAACACATGATATACAACTTTTAATCGTTGGTCCAGAACAACCTCTTGTGAATGGTATTGCCGATTTCTTTACAGACACCGATATCATGGTTTTTGGACCAAATCAAACCGCCTCCCAATTAGAAGGTTCCAAATCATTCACCAAATCAATTTGCACCAAATATAATATTCCTACTGCAAAATACGTGACATGTTCTACAGACACCCTCCGTAAACACCTTGACCAGATTACCACATATCCCATTGTCATTAAAATCGATGGTTTAGCATCCGGAAAAGGCGTTTATATCTGTAACAATTTACAAGAATCACAAATAATTGCACAACAAATTCTCGATAATACAATCACCACACCACCACAACCCATCAAACATGATGATGACCATTCTAATCACCATACAATCATTCTCGAAGAATTCCTCGAAGGAGAAGAAATGAGCTTTTTCATTATTAGTGATGGCAATACATATAAACCATTCTTTACTGCACAAGACCACAAACGTGAATTCGAAGGTGACCTTGGTAGCAATACTGGCGGAATGGGATGCTACTCTCCTTCACGATTAGCATCATCCGACCTACAACAGAAAATCTGTACACAAATTATTGAACCAACATTACATGCATTATCTACGGATTACAACACAAAATACATCGGATTTCTATATGCTGGATTAATGATACAGAAAGATAATAATCCATACTTAATCGAATACAATGTTCGCATGGGAGACCCTGAATGTCAAACGATTCTACCACTTCTCCATCAAACCGACTTTCTACAATTAATACACAATTGCTGTACACAACGATTACATGAATCACAACTCTATTTTACGGACAAATGCGCCATTTGCATTGTACTCTGTTCCAAAGGATATCCACATACATACCAAACTTCCATCGAAATCCCAAATATCGATAACTTATCGTTAGAAACACACCAACATATATTTCATGCAGGAACTATCCTCAAAGAATCATCATCACAACCCACCATCATTCTCTCAAACGGCGGAAGAGTACTCAACGTAGTATCCTGTACAGATAATTTCGCAAAAAGCCGCACCGAAGTATTACAATTATTATCTACCTTAAATTGGCAAAATGGATATTATCGTACAGATATTGGACATACTGTCATCACATAAATAGATAAATACATAAATACAT